GGCGTGCTTTCTCGTTGCTATAACCATAATACTCTTTGACAACCTTAATGTTATCTTCTTCTTCAGCTTTCATCCACTTGCTGAATCTTTTCTTCTTTCTAATGGTATTTATAAAAAAGTCAAATTGAAGACGACTATCAAGGTGAGCTCGCTTGTTCATTTCATTAGCGAGTAACACGGTGTCATAAAAGTATGACAAGCCACGGTTTACCATAAAGGCGTTGTATTGTTTTTCAGCAACATCATCTACCATGATGTCCTGTTTTGTATTATTGATTGCGTTTAGATATTCAAAGGGATTCATTAAAACCACCCTAGCTTTATGCCATTATGAGCGATGATAAAAAAACAAGCGACCAGATGAGTAAGAACCCATGCTGTACGCAAGATAGCTGCAATGTCACTTTCACGATTATCTCCTATTTTGCTTCCAATTGTTTTTGCCCATATTGACCATGCTTTTTTTACATTAGCCATGTATGAACAGCCCGTACTGCAAGTTCAAAGATATTTGTGTCATTTACTGGATAAAACAAAAATGTTAGAACCAGTATAAACCAACCAAGACGAATTAGCGTACCCATTATTTCCACTCCGCATTTGCCATAATTTCTGTCATACACGCTACAAGATTTAGTTCATGATCTGCAACGAATGCATTCTTATATTGATAATCCGCAAGGATAAGAATAACCTGCGGAATAGACTGTGGCTGTAGGTAGTCACCAGCAGAATCGTAAATATTACGAAAGATAGCTGCTGGCTCAACATCAATGTTTGATGCTACCCACTTACGCATAGCTTTGAAGTCTTTTGCTTTAAGACTTGTGACAAGATTATTAAAGTTCTTGTCTGACATGTTTACGAGAACGCCTGTGTCGATTTTGCCTGACACAGAATATCTTTGAAGCTCGTTAAGAACCCTACGCCAATCAGGCGCGAACTTCATGATCAGTTCGGCGAGAACTTTGTCATCGTAGCCAATGCTTTCGCCAGTCAAGATAGTTTGACAGCGCTGCATAAACTGACCACACAGTGATTGAAGGTTCTTCTTACTAGAACCAAACTCATATACACTACACCGTGAGTGCAGTGGCTCAATGATTCGGTTCTTAAAGTTGCAGGTGAGGATAAACCGGCAGTTGCTTGAAAACTCTTCGATAAAACCACGAAGTGCAGGCTGTGTAGACTGCGCATTCAAATAGTCTGCCTCATCAAGAATAACAACCTTGTAACCACCCTGAAGAGAGACGGTAGATGCAAACTGTTTGATTTTAGTTCGTAGAGTATCGATGTTGCCTTCTTCAGAACCATTCACAATAATATAATCGAGATCAAGTTCATTACATAAGGCTCGAGCAACTGTGGTTTTACCTACACCTGCAGTACCAGTGAGTAGCATATTCTGCAACTCACCAGATTCGACAATCTGTTTGAACGTACTTTTCATATCCTCAGGAAGGATACAATCGTCAATTGTACGAGGACGATATTTTTCAACCCATAAGAAATCGGTCATTCACTTTCTCCATAATAAAAATATATTATACCACAGATGTGATACGTTGTACACTACTTATGAAATTTAAGAGTGTAATTTTTTCCGTCCAATCTCCATGAGATTGTGGAATGCGAATAAATCACAGCGCTTTTTTCTTTATAGCGCGTTTCAGTGCTGCACACTCTCTTAGTACCACCACTAGCGTTACTATTTGAATGACCAAGCATGCCACCAAGTATGGCTCCAATTGCACCTCCATTATCAATGTTTCCTACATTATTACCAATGATGCCACCAAGAATAGCACCTTTCACAGTGTCTCCAGTCTTATCACCAGAAACATTTACATCCCTACAAAGTTCAACCTGATAGGGTGTTTGTTGGATCACAGTCTTATAGTGATCTTGTACACGAGCATTCGTGTTTACGTTGTCTGCAGCCATTGCAGTACTCATTCCAGCTGCTATTACAGAAGCAGCTACTAAAAGCTGAATCATTTTTTAAACCTCGGATCTATAAGTTCATCTTTAACTTTAGGATGTTCCATCTTTACACTATATGTGGTTTCATTCAAAACCTTTTCATATTCTGGTGTCATGCCGCCTCTCCATGGAGCACCTAAACACATAGTGAGTTTTGTTTCCTCACTTTCTTCAAGTGCATGAAGATGACCGCCGTCCATAACATACGTATTGTAATGATCTGGAACATTCCATCTTTCTCCGTCTTTACCTACGAAGTAAAGTGCGCTGGTCCTACCAGCTAATACTACTCTCAGCTTGTGCTGTGTAGTACCAATCTCAGACTCTTGGCAATCATAGTGTTCATGTAAAGTGTTGCCTGCATATGTCTTGAGAATATTAATTCTTGCATCTTTATCGAGGATAGGACGAATTTTTTCGTTATAGACTCGCATCATTGTTGGACATCTTTGCCCTTCGGCAGTCCAAACAAGATTGCCAGTTACACCTTTGAAACGATCATCTTCACTTACAAGATCGCCAAAGACTGGCAAGCCCTTGCATCCTCGATAATTATTTCCACGCCACTTATCTTCTTCAACAGCCAAGGCTTCATCAGCCATAGCTTTTCTTTCGTCATCTGTGATGCCAAGATCAATGGCGCGAAAAGTAAATTCCATCACAAACCTATCCCGCTCGTATCCTCAGGAAAGTGTTTATCAAGCATTTCAATGCGATCTTCTGCTGCCGCCATTTTATCAAGCTCTGCCTGAATAGCTTCAACAATATCGCTATGCTCACCGATACCAACACTTTGGTTCATGTATACCATGATGTTTGTCTTCGCGCGCTCGAGCTCGCCTTCCGCGTGCATGCGCGCAGCTTTAATTAGCTGGTGCCTCATTAGCATCTCCTTCTAGGTTCATTTCCATTTGATCTTCGCCGAACTCATCAGCTTCAACTGGTTTATTTGCTTCGACAAAGCTATTTATCTTATTGCGGACTTGACCGACACTTGCCAGTTCATCTCCGCGAAAAGCTCCTCTTTGAGCACATGCATCGATAATTTTTACACACGACTCAAGATCTGCTACACCGATTTGTGGTGCTTCTTCACTCATATTATCCTCCATAGGTTGAGTTCTTTTCAACTGCAATCCAATATTCAATTGGCCTATCACAGTTCTTAAAATGCGAAATCAAGCGTGATGACAGCGCCACTTCATAGTCGCCTGGGATGATCTTCAGGTTAGGAATGGACAGCACAAACTTGTAATCTTCTGAGTTCATGACACTGTATGTATCAATTTCAAGCTCATAAGCATTCGAAGTTTGGTTATCTACATCCGTAACCATGATCATTGGTTTACCGTCTTGCTGAGCGATAACCATGTCATTCACGCCGAGAGCACTGGAAGCTTTCCTAATGGAAGCCATATCATCAGCGCTCAATGTGAACTGGACCTCAGTGCTAGGCATCACAACCGGTTTAGATGGAGATGTAAGGGTTGCGATATCTGACAAATAGTACTTCACAGATCGATTACCTTGTTTGATGGAGACTGATAGGTTATCATCTGAGAAGATTAGCTCTGGATCGTCAAACATAGCCAAAGCACTGAGGAACTCGTTAAGGTCATATAGACCAAATTCATTTGTAAAGTTTTCGTTAACTGTAGCGGACGCCATGACAGTCTTTGTTTCAGCCATCGTTGAAATCGATGACCCTGGCCGCACTACAAGGTTAGCATTAATAGCTGAGAAATTCTTAAGGATCTCACGGGTTTCATTATTTAGTTTCACTTGGAACTCCATTATATGTGATGTTGTATTGGTAAGGCTGAGTAAAGTCGCATTCTGCTTTTTCTGGCCACTCCTCAGTCTTATTATTTATATCGTGTTGATGAAGAGCTATGATAGCATAGTGCAAAATCTTCATAAGATCTTTACGATCTGCACCATTTTTCTTACCATAGCGCTGAGCATACTTTAGGACATTACCCAAGGCGAAACCCATACCATGACCACAGTCAATAATAAATTCTGTGGATTGAAATTTGTTTTTCGAATAGTGACCATCATAGGTCTTATCGATATATGTTTTGAGCTCTTTGATAAGAGCTCCTTCATTGAATTTATACATTAGTATTCTCCAGAGCTGCGTCAAGAATATCTCCAAGGGAATCAACCTGAGGATCAGGATTTTCCACTACTTCGTCGTTGACTGACAAATCAACCTTTGAGTAGAGATCAATGAAAGCTTCTTTAGTGTCATTATCAAAACGATTGACACAGAGCTCGATAGCTTTCATACGATCATCGAAGATAGCATATGTTTGAGTAATATGGCAAAGCCTACGAGTAGAAATCAGCTCATCGATTCCATCATCTTCGTAAGTTTTACGGATAGTTTCAGACCACTGCGAAAGCATTTCAGCAAACTGCAGGTCTTTCTTACCATACTTTTCCATGTGCTTTATTACGATTTTCTTTTCGATTGAAAGCGATGGGTATGGTTGTTCCATAGTAATTGTGAAACGCTCAAGGAAAGCTTCATCAATGATAGTGGCTGCAATGAACCGACCATCATCAGATCCTTTGCCTTTAGTGTTTGCAGTAGCAATCACATTGAAACCAGTAGCAGGTTCAACAACCTCGCCAGTCTTTTTGATAAGGATTGGCTTACCTTCAAGTACACCTTGAAGACACATGATTTTGT